TCTGGCATCTTTTGATTTACGGAATGCAGAATCAACGAACCCAACTACTCCGCTGTACTCGCTTTGCTCCTGTTCAACATCCCCGTCTTCATCAAGAGAAATGACGTTATCCTCATTAATGATATCGTCAGAAGGGATATTTTGAGGCTGTTCCATTAGTGACATGCTTAGTATCCAAATACGCTATCGGCGGGTTGCCATTTATTTTGAGGTACGCCTTGACCTAAATCGAAGGGACTAAGACCTCTAGGTCTCGACATTATCCCATATCTAATACTGTCGTAGGCATGGTCTGAGGCATATCTAGGATCAATATCATCAGACCCTTTAGGATCAGACGGTATAACGGGTAGATCCGCTATAATTTGCCTACAGGTGTTAAAGAAAAGAATACCGGGAAGTTCTACGTCTTCATCCACTTTAAGAAGCTCATGTAGCCTATTTTTACCTGCTACCCTAGCTCCAGCAGACCTGTCTGAAGGTCTCCATCTACAACCCTCTGAAATCATTTCTTCAGCTATAGATGGGCCGACTTGTCCACGATTATGCCAGCAGGATGAGTCCAAAACTCCATATGAAATCTTATCACCTTGCTCGGCACTCAATATAGCTTTTGCTAGATCTCTGCCTGTGTGCTTACTGACATACAATTCTCTGTACACGTAGAGCGTTTCAAATGCAGGGTCGATTGCATACCAGTGTACAGCTGAGTGTGAGGCATAACCATAATCACAACTTCTGAACCTGCGCCAAGTATCTGGTATTTCAAAAGGCTCTACAACATGCGTTCTAGTTCTGAACTCTTGGAAAGCAGCTCCTGTAGCAACAGCCCAATCACCATCCAGAAGTTGCCTACGATGCATTTCCGGTAGAGCTAGGAGGTTAGCTTCATAAGCACCATCATTAGCGAGATAAGGATTGTCGTAGAGGCTGGCAGGAATAAATTTACGGTAGTATAGCGGCTCACCAGCTTTTGTAGGATGGCTATCAGGATACCTTAACTCATCACCTGTCTCGGCATCTCTTGCAACAAACGCCGTATTCGGCGGCGCTGGGTCTACAAAAGCGCGTTTAACCCATCCATGCCCCGGTCCACCCGGATTTGAAGTAGCTCGCATAAAAATGGGAAGTTCTGGATCAGTCGTCCGAAGACGTGAAGATAAATATTCCCAAGCGAAGGGGGTAGGATGCTGAGTCAGTTCGTCAAAGGCTATGTAACTAAACGCTTGCCCTTGGTATCTGAGTACATCCTCATCGCGCTCCAGATACGTGAGCCACATACGTGCTCCACTTGGGAATACCCACTGACTTTTCTTTTCCTGCCATTTGGCACCTTTGAAAGCCTTCGGGTATAACTCCTGTGTCTTCCATATAATCTCACGCAGTTCGTCTGTTGTTCGACGCAAAATTAGCCCGTTAAAGTTGGGGTTATGGAAGTACCTCATAGGATCCACAATCAGACTGTACGTTTTTCCGCCGCCAGCTGAGCCACCATAAAGCACCTGTCTTTCATTGGCTGCTAGGAATTCTGTTTGTGGACCTTTATTCGGTGTGAAGATGATCTCTTGTTCTTGAGGTACTGCCTCAAAATCTAGAGTATCAGTTATAGTATGTTGCTTATGCTCTTCTGGGCCAGTAGTCCTGTCTTCCCATCGGTCCAGTTTTTTTTTCTGCATAACTAGGACACGCTTCGCATCAGAAACTTTGCGTTTTATCCTAGCTTTAGCCTTCTCCGGTCCGGTCTTAGGCGCTCTGGCTCTGCGCTCTTTTCTCTGTTTCTTTTCACGCACATTCGCAGGATCTGCCCCACGGCGCTCTTTCCAAATCTTGTTAATTCCTTGATGGCTTATGGATTTACCCGTTTGGCTGGTAAGCCATGCAGCAGTTTCTCTAAGAGATCCGCCCCCATCGATGTGATCTAACGCCTTTATGATAAAAGGCACCATTTCTTCATCTGGTATTAGTATGCATGGATCGTCGGCTGAAGGTTTGTAACCGTAAGCTATGCGAATATTCTTATTTGCTCGACGCTTTTCCGGAAAATCTCTTTCGTCCATTAAGACTCTTGTTTAGGTGGCAAGATAAACACAGCATTCTCTGGTCCTTTAACCTCGATCTGCTCTGACTTAATAACACCGCTTCTATCTAGTATCTCACGGGCAGCTGATACGATGTTTCGAGCGCCTAATGCACTAGGATCCGTTATAACACTGGTCAAACCAGCAGCTGCTCTTGGGGCATTCATGGCTACCATAAGCTGTGCAGCCTCGATAACCTCTTCTTTTATGGGCGTAATAGCCTCTTTTATAGAGGTATTCTTAGAATAACCTGCTATATTCATTGCTAAACGTAGATCTCCGTTAGCTTCACCAACTAGAGCGGAGATTAGGGCTTCTTGCCGTTCATTAAGCTTTTTTTTCGTCATTTTAAAAACACAAATGCGAGGCCAACAGCCCCAGTTGCGAACATCCAGAAAATTCGTTCCGCAAAAGCTATTTTCTGGCCTCTAACAATCGCCTGTCTTTCCATTTCATCTAGGCGATCATCCATTTTCTTCAACATACCGCCCATATCGTCCATTCTCTTGAAGACAGTGACCAAACGCTCTTCCATACGAGCCATTTCAACTACTGCATCCGCAAGTTTGTCCACTTTTTCCTCAATTCTATGGAGACGATCGTCTGACATTTAAGGCTCCCTATTTTTTCTTTTTAGGCCAGCCCTTTTGCATATCCTTGTATGCTTTGGGACTGATCGTTGAGTTCTTCTTTGACCGCGAAGTCCCAGATTTCTTACGTTTGTTGATGTTTCCGACTAGGCTATTCTTTGCCATGCACAAAATCCTTTACTATGGAATAGCAGCGCGTCACTAAAACTAGAGCCGTCTCGGAATATACGTAATAATACCGCCGCCTTCGTATCACTACCAATTTCGACACGACCAGTAACGTGCATCGATCTTAGACATAGATATCGACCAGCTGTGCATCTTTATCCATTCGCATCCGCTCCCCCATACGATTGTAGCTTTCCTCTGCTGCCCAGCGCTGGATTTGTTCGTAGGATTGCCTCATTCTACTTTGCGAATAGTCTTGTGCGGCGTTGTTGTTAGAGAGCGGGGCCACACGACGATTGTCCAGTTTATCGCGTAGGGACTGCTCATTATATGAAAAGTATGGACTAAGTGGATTACCGAATACCGCATTTTCATGTATATCAAATGGCATATTACCCATAATTCATATACGCCCAATACAATGATCCCAAAGCACTGCCAAAGACCAAGAGACCAGCTATAGTCCACTGTGCAAACCCCACCAACCGTGCAATCTCTCTCTCACGTTCCTCGGCTTCCTGCTTCCTCTGCTTCCGCATTTTGGCTTCGTAGGCAACAAAGTCATCCCAACTAAAGCTCGCATACAACCGGACCATGGACTCCAGCTCTTTTCTTTGGTTTTTAATCTCATTTAACGATACAAATTCTGAAAAATCATCGGCGCTTTTACCCGCCACTTTTGTCCAAATGTTATTCTTTTTTCGGTTTCCACGCGCTCTTAAGTCTTCTTCTGCACTAATCATATTAGCGATAGAACCTAGAGCAGTTGTAATATCTTTGCCGTTCATTATTGTTTGTTTTACAACGGCAAATCCCGCATTGAATGCGGCTAATTCTGCTAACATAATCACTCCCCTAGATTATGTTTTTATGTAGACCTCTCCTGCATTTCGAAGCATTTGAAACGAGTGTAGATATTCTGTAGCCCCATCCCTTCCAAATCTTCCCTTACCTGCGCCATACAAGATTCTAGTGTTGGAAAAGAATTAGAAGTCCTTACCATCACATCACATGTTCGTGCATCTACTGGAGATGCACAAATAAGGATGAGACCTATCCACATTATTTTTTCTTACCTTTGTGAGCCATTCCGCCGTAGCCCATCTTAGGCTTAGCTTTCTTCATAGCCATTCCGCCACCATACATCTTGGGTGTACTTTTCTGAGCTGGCTTAACATCAGCTCCGCACGGTTTTCCTTTATGCGCCATTATTCTATTCTCCTAGGATCCGAAAATAAAATGATCGGGCAATCCTGCCTGATCATCTAACTCTGTTTCAACTTCCGCCATAGGCACGTCTTGCCAGTAGAAATCATGGTAACCAGTAAAGATCTCAGCCTCTTCAGAAGCTTGCTTTTCAGTGATAAGACCTTCCTCCAACAGATACTGCCTTGTCTTCTCTAAGGTTAAACGAATACCTGTGTTGGCCTCGATAGCGGCGCGGATGTATACCAAGTTTATCATGGGGATATCTTTATTATCTCATGTTAGCACTACAAAGTCAAGAACAAAGGTATTTACAAAGGTAGGAAAGTATGATATAATCGATCTTGTAGGTCGGGAGGTAATATATATATATATATATCCCTTGCTTTAGAGCGATTGTGTTTCGACCTATATTAGTTTTGGAGAGATTAAGAGCAGCCTTTAATTAGGCTGCTTTTTTTATGTCCTCTAAAACCTTAAACGTATAATCAAGACTTGCCTTTATGTTAGGCTCTGTAAATTTTGATGGGCCTATATTTTTAGTTCTACCAGTGGGTAATTCACAGGAGGGGTAAAATAAAACCAACCCTAAATCTAATGCCACAAAAGCATGAAAATCAGATCGTTCCTTTTGATATGGGCTTGTAAAGAAGTTATATCTAGTTTTATCCGAAGACTTATTATGTTGCACCTTTGTGCTAGACTTCACTTCACACTTAAGCATCCCAAGCTCTCTGGTTTCGCACCAGAGATCACAGCCCTGCCTTCTCACAGCCTCACAGCTAACCTTATATATTTCAAGGTAATAGCTTGTAAGAAGTTCTCCAATTCTTCCTACATCATCGTTATGATCAAAGTCTCTATGGCTAATATCAGGGCTAAACAAATACACTAGTGCGTAGCCTTATCAAATAGATCCTCAACGAGGACACCATCTTCCATCTGTTGTGCGGTATCTCTTAGCTTTTCAGCAAACCTATTAAGTTCATGGGCTATACAGTAAAGCGTTTGATAGTCTGCATCGAACTTATTTAGCTCTAGACACTCCTCTATAAGCCTTGAAAGAGGTGTTTCTATTTCCTGATAATCATCGTCATGGAATAACGATATATAACTTGAGAGGATCACACCATCATCGTCACTAAATTCTAGGGATACGGCGTGATCCAGCTCAAGATCGAAGTTTACCTTCGTGTGGGTGTTAATCACTGCTCAATAGACCTTCTCTTTTGGAAGTTACCTTAAGAAATACATTAGCAATACCCTAAAGTCAAGCCTAGTTTACGATTTTATTTTCCTATTCCCCGTATTGGGGAACATACTTGCGAATAGTGTTGTGACAGTTTACACTTTTAAAACCCACATCTGTGGTCGTAGTTGTATACGGTAACGGTATGGGGGCCACTGGCACTCGCGGCCTCGATTTTTGCGCTGGTTCTCGATCGATCTAGGCAAAAACCCCAACAATATCAGTAATTTGTAGACTAAAACGGCGACTAAACAGAAAAAGCTCTGCAAATTCAAAGCTCTAGAAAAAAATGCACAGACCTAATAGTTATGAGCGGCAAAAGTTACCGGATTTTTGTGGATCCGGTGATCTGGCTACAAAAATTGACAAGTTTTTTAGAGGGATCGCGGCTCGATCCGGTGTATCTATATTCCCAGCTGTTAACCTCCCAGCTGCGGATCCGGTGCGATCGATCGCTTGGCTGCCGAACGCTTTCTGGCTGCCAGTATGTTAAATCCAGCGCTAGCTAGTGCTGTTTGTGATCTGTTTAACATACAAGCCAGATTGATCCGATCGCCTTAAAGTATAAATCCGGTGTTGTTTTGTTTAGATAATTCATAGCCTGGTCAGCTGTTTTCGATCGCGTTTAGGGTGTGCTCTGGTCCAGCTGATCGATTAATGACCCAGCGGATCCGGATTAGATCGACCAGAGGTGCAATTAAAGACCCTCGATCGCCAGCAATCGGACAAAAAAGAACCCGCCCGAAGGCGGGTTTTCAATCAATTGATCTGTTCGAAGAGTTCTCTAGTGCTCGCTTTCTTTACGTCCCAGCGCGGTTTTCAGATGTTCCTTTGCATCATCGATCTGCCCTCGATTAATGCAATCCAGCGCCCATTTGATCCACCATGTGGAAGGATTACTGGCTTCCAACTGTTCGATATCTGGCGCAGCTGCCGGACGCTCGGGTGCTTTATCGACCGGATTTACGGGGATCCGGTAAGCTTTAGCCAGAGTATCGATCGCTGATTGCAGCTTTCGAACTATCTCGATCGCTTCGGTCTCTTCGTAATCATAGCTAGAACGGTTGGATAGATTACCGATTAGCTCGATCGCTTTAATCGCTTTAGGCAACCTTGCATCCCGCATCCGTTTAAAATTAGCCCATTTTTGTGCGTGGCGATCCCAGCTCTTAGAAAATTTGATCTCAGACATAGCTATCACTTTCCGGATCGTAATGAAGGATATTAGAACCGCCCCGATAATATTTATCCGGATCGTAATCCTCCCAATATCTAAAACGATATTCCGGATATCTGGCGCACAGCTGTTCGGCAGTTTCATCTTTAGAGCACTTGATCGATATCTCGGATCCACACTCATCAAAACAAATTGCTAATTTCATCAGATATCCCCCCAGCCAGCAGAGCGGAGCCAATCATTATCGGCTTTGATGTTTGCCTCATCATTGCGGATCTGGCGCATCTTTTCCCGATCGCTAGAGCACTGATCGCAAATCGCCCGATCACCATAGGGATCTGTTCGACCGCATTTTACTGTCATTTCCCGATAGGAATAACCGCGAGCGACATAATATCTTACTGGATTATTGCAGGACATAGTCACGACCTCCCAGCTGTTCGAAGCTGATCGCATTTTGCACGATTTCCATAAACTCGGCTGGCTCATCAATATGGTGCGCCATTGGAGATATTTTCATCAGCACAAA